CTTGTTGCAGCAGGTGTGTGGCTTCCAACTCGGTGAAAAAACCCCGCATCAGATGGACTTGTTAGACACATTCACTTACGGCGTGGCAATCAGCCTCGGCGACTCAGAAGGCTGGTAAATGAGCGATCTCAACTCTGACGGCGGCGCAGCGGCTTTCGATGTGCCCGCTGGCAAGAAGACCGCTCTCATGCGGATCCTCGATGCCGACGACATCGTACCGGGCGCATCACCTTCCTATGAAGCCTGCAAGGAGATTTATAGCTATCATCCGCTTGGCGCAAAAATGGCTGAAGCTCCGATCGAGGAAGCCCAGAGCCAGGAGCGCGAGATCACCATTCCTGGCGGCCCCGAGGACGATCTAAAACAGGCATTCCAGCGCGAATGGATGGCTATCGGCATGACGGGTGCCAACGAGGTCATAAAAGGCCACCAAACGCTAAAGCGCATCTATGGCATAGCGTCTCTGGGGGTGGGGGGCAAGTTCCTGAATGGTACGGAAATGCCGACCAATGAGCCTTTGCCCTATGACAGGCTCCACGAAATGGAGTTGTATTTCAACGCATGGGATCCGCTCAACACGGCTGGCTCCCTCACGCTGAATCAGGATCCGAACGCGCCTGACTTCCAGAAGCCGCAATATATTCGCGTTGCAGGCAAGGATTACCACTCGTCCCGCGCCGTGATCGCGCTCAACGAGTCGCCGATCTATATCGAGTGGACGAACAGCGCATTCGGCTTTGTCGGTCGCTCCGTCTATCAGCGCGCCCTCTTCCCGCTGAAGACCTATATCCAGACGATGATCACCGATCAGGCCGTGGCCGAAAAGGCTGCGCTGCTGGTTGCGAAGATGAAATCGCCTGGCTCAGTTATCGATCAGCGTGCGCGTAGCTGGTTTGGTCTCAAGCGCAACGCGATCAAGGGCGCCAAGACCGGCAACGTTGTATCGATCGGCATTGACGAATCCATTGAGTCAATTGACCTGAAGAACCTGCGCGACGCTGCGGAGTTCTCGCGGAACAACTGCATCAAGAACATCTCGACCGCGGCGAAGATGCCCGCCTCAATGCTGTATCAGGAGACGCTGACCGAGGGGTTCGGCGAGGGCTCTGAAGACGCCAAGATCATCGCGCGCTTTATCGACCGGATGCGTATCGAGATGCAGCCGGATTACCGCTTCATGGACGAGATCGTCATGCGGCGCGCGTGGAATCCCGAGTTCTACAAGATCATCCAGCGCAAGTATGCTGAGTATCAACGCGTACCGTACGAGACGGCCTTCTACGAGTGGAAGAACGCATTCACGGCGACATGGCCGAATCTGCTGGTTGAGCCTGAGAGCGAGCTGATCAAGGTTGACGATACCGTGATGAAGTCGGCGATTGCTCTGTATGAGGTCGCTTCGCCTCAACTTGATCCGGCAAACAAAGCGCGCGCGACTATTTGGCTTGCTGAAGTCGCCAACGGGCGGAAAAAGCTGTTTTCCACTCCGCTTGAACTTGACGAAGATGCGCTTGCGTCGTATGTCCCGCCCGAGCCCGAAACAGAGCCTAAACCCATTGTCGAAAGCAGCCACGAATGAGCGTCCGCCCATCCATCAACGCGACTTTTCACGAAGTCCTGACGGCGGCGGTTCGCGATATTTCAGAGAACGGGTATGACGACATCGCGCGGCTGGATAACTGGCTGCGCCGGCTGAGGCTCGCTGCCATTGCCGACCTTCCGTCTCCGCAGGAAATCCAGAGCCGGATGCAACTGGCGATGCAGACCGTCTTTGACCGGACGTTCTCGAAGTCGGCGGCACTGCGGTATCACCCGGGTATTCCGCGGTTCACGTTGGAGCGTCTGAAGCCATTCGCGCGCGCCGAGCTCGACAAGCGGATTCTCGCCAGCGCGAACCTGATCAAGCTGAATCGCGAGCAGGCGATCGAGAAGACGCTTCAGCGGTTCTCCGGCTGGGCGACGTCGATACCCGATCAGGGTTCGCGCGTCGTCGACAAGCTTGAGGTGAAAGAGAGCATCGAGAAGCCCATCAAGCAGATCAAGTATGAGGCCCGGCGAGTCAGCATCGACCAGGGACATAAGCTCGTTGCGGCGGTCAACGATGTGGTGGCGACCCAGGGCGGTGCAATCGCTTTCAAGTGGCGCTCGCATTACCGGCAGGCCGGCTACGACTATCGCGAGGATCACAAGGAGCGCGACGGCAAGATTTATCTGCTGCGCGGTTCATGGGCTCATGAACAAGGCCTTGTCAAGAAAGGCGAGGCCGGCTACTACGACGAGATCACTGCGGCGGCCCAGGAAGTTTTCTGCCGGTGCTATGTCGTTTCACTGTATGCGCTGCGCGAACTGCCCGAAGACATGCTCACCGTAAAGGGCAAGGCGCTGCTCGAAGAAACCCGCATCAAACGCCCCGCTTACGCCTGACCGCCTCACCCACACACAGAGCCACCTTCGCGGTGGCTTTTTTCATTTGGACATTGCATGGATTCGGCCTCACCCCACTGCGCCGGCATCCTCTTCCGCGCTCCCGGCCCGCAATACCTGCTCGTCAAGCGCAGCGATACGGGCGAGTGGGAACAGCCTGGCGGCCACATCGAAGCCGACGAGTCGCCCGAAGAAGCCGCTGTGCGCGAATGCGTCGAGGAAATCGGCGCATGCCCGGACGGCATCCGCTGGATCGGTCGAATCACAACCAATCCGGACGGCGGTGATTACACGTGCTTTCTGCAGGACGTGCTGGCGCCATTCGACCCGAAGCTCAACGACGAGCACACCGAGTGGCAATGGGTCTCGCCTGCTGCATCGCCAGACCAGACGCACCCGGAAGTCGTCAAGACGATTGGCCTTGTCACCGGTAACGAGCTGGACATTGCCAAGCGCATGGCGGCGAAGGAGTTGCCCTCCCCGCAGCGATACGAAAACGTCTGGCTCTTCGATCTGCGCATCACTGGTACGGGCCTGAGTTACCGAACGGCGCTCGATGAGTATTCGTGGCGAACGCCTGATGAATTCCTGACTGAGGAATTCCGCGAGCGCTGCTACGGGCTGCCGGTCATCTTCGAGCACCCCAAGACGCTCCTGAATTCGAAGGAATATCACGAGCGCAATGTCGGCTCAATTTTCCTGCCCTACCTCACCACTGACGAGGTCTGGGGCATTGCCAAAGTATTCGATGACGATGCGGCTGTGCTGATGCATGAGTCGCACGAATCGACCAGTCCCGCGGTTGTCTTCCGCGACGCGGGCTCAGCCGAATTCCGGGAAATAGACGGGAAGACGGTTCTTATCGAAGGTAAGCCCTCCTATCTGGACCATCTCGCAATCTGCAAAGAGGGCGTGTGGGACAAAGGTGGCGAGCCCAGCGGAGTCAACAATGGAGAAATTCGAATGGACGAAAACGTAATTCCGGCTCCGGCCGAACAGGTGCCTGCTTGGGCCGACGCCCTTGGCAAGCGATTCGATGAGGGTCTGGCTTCCTTCGGCCAACGCCTCGATGCACTTGAAAACAAGGGCGGCGATCCGATGCCTGCCGCTCCGATGCGCGGCGATGCCGGCCCTGCTGCTGAAATGGCAGTGGCTGAAGCGGCTGGCGCTGTCGAGGAAACGGCAGAAGCCAAAGCGGCGCGCGAACTGAAAGAGCGCCAGGACGCAGAAGATTGCGCCCGTCGCGACTCCGAAGAAAAGGAGCGCAAGGAGAAGGAAGAGATGGAACGCAAGGACGCAGCCGAACGCCTCGACGCACAGTCGCGCGAGAACGCAGACCTGAAGGCGAAACTCGAAGCGATGAATGCTCGCATCACGTCGCTCACGACTCCCCTGTCGGTCAGCGATCGCGACGCACTCAGTTCGGCCCAGGCCCGCTGGGATTCGGTCGCACAGATGCTCGGTGACAGCATTCCGGCGCCGCTCCACGGCGAAAGCCCGATTGCGTACCGTCAACGCCTCGCCTCGCGCTTCCAGAAGCACAGCGACAAGTTCAAGGGCATCCGTCTGGATTCGCTCGATGGCGTCGTGTTTGACACCGTCGAAGAACAGATCCGCATGGATGCGCAGGCCTACGCCAAGAGCCCCGCTGTCTCGCCCACCGGCAAGCTGATCCCGATTGTCCGTAGCGACGAGGCCGGTCGCCGGATCACCGAGTACAGCGGCGACATGGACGCATGGCTCGGCTTCTTCAAACACCAAGGTCAGGGCGTTCGTCTGCTCGACCCCCGCCAGAAACACTAAGGAGTCGATAGATGACTGTCTCTTTCAATCCGCAGTTGACGACGTCGCCGTCGAATACCTTTCTGGCCTCGACGGAAGGCTACGTCCAGGGCACGACCATGGACGACACGTCGTCGCGCATGTGGCTGACCTCGGGTGTCGTTGCCTCGAGCGTCACGCAGCCTGTATGGGGCGGCATGGCGATCACCGAAGAAGTCGCCACGGTCAACGCCAACGCCCTAGGCAATTCGCTGGTTCTGGCGAGCGCTGCAGGCAACGTCACCGGCTTCACGGTGTTCGACCAGGCGCACAACATGATCATCGTGCCGGGCAACACCGTTCAGCAGTCCGTCGCCGGCATGACGGTCAACTTCTTCCGCTTCGGGTCGAACATCCGTATCGCGGTGGGCGTGCTCTCGAGCATCGTCGCCACGCTTGATAGCGGCGCGATCAACCAGGCGCTGTTCTGGGATCCGGCGCTTCAGCAACTGACGGCATCCGGCACCTCGGGTGCGTTCGCGCTGCCGGCGACGACGAAGATTCTCTCGCTGAATTCCAACAGCAAGACCATCAACTACAACTCGGGCACCGGGGCATTGACCTGGACGACGGGTAACGCAGCACTGATCCAGATCTAAGGAGCCCAATACATGGCAAACCTCTTTCCGGCCCGCGCGCGGATCAACCCGCATTTCGCCGAGCCTGATCTCATCGTCACCTATGCGCAGGCATCGGGTGCATTCGAAGCACTGCAGGGCGGCAAACCGCGCGTGAAGATCGGCCTTGACGATCTGTACGTCTACGTGAACTCGCTCGATCTGCGCACGGAAGTGCAGGCTTCGGGCGCTGCTCCGAACTTCCTGCCTTCGGCAACGCTCGTCGGCGATCAGTTCAGCACCGCGACGTACCTCGTGCGTACGCGCTCGGTGTGGGACCGCCACGACACCGCAGCAGCAGCGAACTACAACGTCAGCCTGCCGGCCGCACAAAGCCTCGCCGCGCGCCAGGGTCACTACCAGCAATATCGCACGGCGCTGCTGTATGGCTACAATCCGGCCAACGGCGAAGGCCTGCTGAACGCGCCGGGCGCCACGCAAGTGACGCTGCCGCCTGACCCGTACGGCAACACGACGTTCTCGACGTACGACAACGGCGCGATGGCTCTGTGGCTGCTCACGCAGATCGTCAACCTGAAGATTGGCATGTTCCAGTCGGGCGGCAAGATCCATAACAAGATCGTCGTCATCAGCCCGCAGCGCATCTTCCTGCAAGCCCAGATCGCGAACATCGTGCAGGTCACGGCGTACCAGCGTCCGGGTGCAGGCACGTCGACGACCGCGAATGTCGCTCAGGCCCAGATGCAAGAGGCCGGCGATGATCTCGTATGGTATTTCGATGACACTCTCATCGCGAAGGGCGCGGGCGGCGCGGACGCAGTGATCCTCACGATTCCGGAAGTCGAAGTGCCGGATCTGCCCGGCATCAACACCAACGCGTTCGGTGAGGTTTCGCCGTCGATGAAGGCGGTGAACATTCAGTACGCGGCTATGGCTGCTCCGGCTGAAATTCCGACGCCGACCGAAGACGGTGCGATAACCACTGTGTACGAGAACCGCATTAGCGCGGGGTGGTCACTGCGGTCCCAAGGGCTCTACATTTTGTCGATCCCGCATTAACGATCAAACCCGCATCTAGGATTGCGCTTCCGAAAAGCCGGTCCCTGTCCGGCCTGGTGCGGGTTCACTTTTCAGGGAAATAGCCGCCTATGGGCGGACCTCTTTTTTAGGGAAAAGATCGAAATGACCAAAGTATTCGTAGCTAATGGAAGTAAGCAGCGCCTCAAGTTCAACTACCGCCTGCCCGAGTCCAACCGCATCCACGAACTGGATATACATTCCGGCCGTCAGGAAATGATCGGCGAAGGGTGGACGGATACGACCGTCGAGTACTTCATCAAGCAGCTCGAACACGCAGGCTTCCGCCGCTCGCACGAAACGAACGGCCGGATGGAGAACTTCTCCGGCTTCATGTACAGCGTCGACAAGCCGACCACCGAAACGCAGATCCGCAGCGGTCATGAATCGCGCGTCGAAGCGCAGGAAAAGGTTTCAGCCGTCGAAGCCCAACGCGGCGCCCTCGCGATGGATCAGGCCAACCGCCTCCCTGGCGATCGCCGCAAGCGACTCGCCAAAGTGACGTCGGTTGAAGTCCAGCAGGATATCGACCCGCGCAAGTCGGCGACGGGCAACGAAGTGAACATGAGCGTGACGGTCGACGCAAGCGCGCCCGAAAGCGCTCGACTGGATATCTGATCATGAAAGCCTTCCGCCTTTCTGGTGAAGCCCGCGCGGCTGTGGATGCTGCTGTTGATGCGGCCACCAAGACGCCGACCATGACCCGTGCCGAAGAAGTCAAAGCCCTGATGGCGAAGGGCATGAAGATCACCGTCACCGGGCAGTGGTGTGTGTGGGCATTTGCTCCGCGCAAGATCGCCCAGGCTTTGGGGACTCCCTTCATCGCAGCGTTTCCGGCCGCCGCTGATCTGGCTGATTACATGAAGCTCGGCGGCGAGATCATCACAACGAGGCCGTAATGACCTTTGCCAACCCTTCGACACCGAATCTGGCCGACTTCACCGTCTTTTGCTATGCCCAGGGCGTGCCGCAGGGTGATCTACCATCGGATTCCGACTACCTGCAATGGGCATTCGACATTGCGATGGGCGTCGCACTGGTTCCGCCGGCCGACATGCCGCCGATCCAGTACGTGCTTGCGGCCTATAACCTCGGCATGCATCAGTTGCTGAAGATCGCGCAGGATCAGCCGGGGCAGACATTCTTCGCCCAGCAGCGCACGGCATTCAAGATGCTGACGTTCCAGGCGGGGCCGGTCGGCGCGTCCGCTGACCAGTCAACCTCCAATACGCTTGTGGCGGCCGACTTCATCAAGGGTCTCACGATGCAGGGGCTGGATCTGCTGAATACGCCATGGGGACGGGAATATCTGGCGTATGCCCAGATGGCTGGTCCTAACGCGTTTGGGGTGAGCTGATGAGGGTGATCAACAAGCAAAAGACCATCGTCGACATCCTGACCGCGCTCGGAATTGACCCGTCCATACCGTTCACCAGAATAACGATCGATCTTCACCCGAGCGGGGACTTTCCGATCGTGACGCTGGATAGGCCGATTTTCAAAGACGAAGGGGCGCAAGCGGCTGCGGTGTTGAGCAGGTATTGCCTCGTCCCGAAGGATTGAGATGCCCAAATTGATGCTCGGCGTGGTCGACGCAGCCTATTCGGACGGCGATGGCGCCAAGACCACAGGTGACGTGGCGGGCTTTCTCGAAGCCGAATATCACGTCATGCGCACCTTCCTCGAGATGTATGAGGAGCAGATCGGCGAGTTTCTGGCCGATGCAATGGTGGGCGAGATTGAATCGATGGCGCAAGGTAAGCCGGTCACGATCTTCGGCAAGGATGTCTCGACGCATCTCGGCGATCGGACAATCTCTGGTCAGAGCGTCAACGGGAAGATTGAGGAGGCTTTCCGCGATTACCTCGATGCGCGCGAATGGAAGCAGGTGAGCGGGCAAACAATTGCTGCTGCAGAGCAAGGCGTCAGTTTGCGGAAGAAGCAGCCCACCCCCAAGAAGCCGAAGGCCCGTGCAGAATTTTTCTCGACCGGCTTGTATTCAGCATCTTTCCGCGCATGGCTTGAATCATGAGCATCATCAACGAAGCCGGATCCGCCCCGACCCAGCTACAGGCCGCGCTAGATAGCGGTCTGGAGCAGATCTCCAGCAACCAGACCGTCACATTCCAGCAGTACACGAAGTACACGTTCTCGCAGGATGGTTATGTCTTCTGGATAGCGACCGGATCGGCGCTGTCATTCGCGGGCTCGCTGCACGTCCTTAGCGAGCGCAGGCAGGACGAGGACCAAACCATCGCCGCGAATCAAATGGTGTTCACGGCAGAGCAGGAAGTCTCGCAACTGAACAGCGTTGCGCCAGATACGCTGTGGGTCGGCGCATGGCAGGTTGACGGAACGACCGTGCAGGTTGCGTTCTCCGCGACCGGCATGAACTATCAGCAGGCCGGCTTGTGGCATTACCGCGGCTTCGCGGTCTATCCCGCCCTCGCCTCGCAACTGATCAATAGCCAGGCAGATCTACCCATTGGGCCGATCGTATCGAACAGCCTGCCGATCTGGCTTGCACAGAACAGCATGGCGCCGGTCTATGCATCCTTTCTGGTGCCAGACAACGTCGTGCCGCCGTACATCACGGCGCACGTCGATCCGAGTAACACGATTGCGCTTCAGGCGTTCCCGGTCTTCGACTGGTCGCAACGCGCGAATCCGAACGGCGATCCTTCACCGCTCTACGAGTTGCCAAGCTGGCAACTCATGCGCGACACCGTGCGCCTGACGATGTACGGATTCACCAATCAACAGGCGATCCAGTTCTATGCGTCGTTGATGGATTACTCGGTCAATACCGACAACTTCGGGTTCTGCAACTCGCCGGCCATCGTCGACGACAAGCGCACGCAGGTTGAAATCGCGGCGCTCGCGATGAAGAAGACGCTGACCATTCAGGCGTCGTATTACCAGGCGACAGCGGATGCGATAGCGCGCCGGTTGATCCTCGAAGCAGGTTTCAGTTCTATCACCGTTTCCTAGCAGGGGCATTCCCAGCTAGTCATCCTTGCCCGCCTTGAACGGGCTTTTTCATTTGGAGTCTTCGAAATGCCCCAATACTTCCCGCCGCACCCGGGCGGCAATACCACCACGCTTAATATTTCCGCCACCACGGTCCTGAAGTCTGCGCCGGGTCGCGTGTATGTCGTCTCTGTCGTCACTGCTGGCACCGCTGCTGGCGCGATCTATGACAGCACCTCGACGACGGGGAATACAGCCGCTAACCAGATCGGCGTGATTCCGGCCGCCGTTGGGACCTACTACTTCTATGGCATGCCTACCGCGACGGGCATCGTCGTATCGCCGCCGACTGTAACGGGCGTCGTGTCCGCTTCCTGGGCATAACTCCCCGCCGCCCCGCCTTCCCGGCCCCGCCATTGAGCGGGGTTTTGTTTTTCTGGAGCCTACATGGCAAACACAATCACTCCGCAGATTGTCAATCTGACGGCAGTCCTCACGGTCGCGCCTATCCCGTCACAGCTTCAGCGGAGCGGTGCGTTTGTGTCCGTGGGCGGCACCACGCTGACGACTGGCACCTATCTGTATTGCAGCCAGTTGAGCGCACTCGAAGCCGTGC